CCCGAGCACCGAGTGTGTTGGACCTGATAATATGTACCAGATCTCAACACGCCACGGTTGCGGCCACCCCTGTCGAAGATTATTTTGAGGTGTTTGCGCGCGACTCCCATACTACGATAAACTGAATGTTCAAATTGCAAAGCCCCGGCCCTTACTGTGTTATCTAGCCTGGAGAAATCACCGGTGACAAATACAGGTTTCTTGCATTTGCTCACTGCATACTCAAACCAATCTCCAACCAATTCGGCACTCATGCCAGCAGCATATGTTATGGGCCCATACTTTCCATCGTATTTGCCCCAACAAGCAGCTAATCTCTTAGAAATAGAGTAGGTTATTGGTCCAGTTGCAGCTTGGTAGGTGGGAGAAGCCCCTTGAATCAATCTGGGGTCAAACATCAATTCTTCTCCACAGGCCTGCGTGCCTTGTTTTTCGACTTTAATGTGTGTTTCTCTAATTAAATCTCCTGGTGTGACGTGACAATTCTGATCTAAGAAGCGTTGATACCCAGCGCGTAATTTTTCTCGCCTAGCTAGGTTAAATCTTGATAACCACTTTTCCATTTCCATAGGCTTCAGCGGTTGTTGATACAAATCCACAGTATGTTCAAAACTTGAGTGGATGTATTTATAAACAAACTCCCAGAGCAATGGTCTATGTCTGGGTGCATCGGGAATGCCTCGGTTGTTTATCGCTACTATTTCATTATGAATACACTTCCTAGCAGCACTGGGGTGGATAGTAGGATGCGTCAATCCCACAACTACGACCCCTATTCCAGGTTTACATCTAGTCGATCCTTCTACCAATTCAGTAATTTCTCCATCATGAGGTATCAGATCCTTTAAATCATTACAAAAAGATACAATAGCGTGCGGTTTTATGTATGTCAGAGCTCCGTCAGTTCTCAATGAAGTTGGTCTTCTCATGTACCAACCCTTCTCAAATACATACGCACCATCTGGCAATTCACCAGCTGTGTCGTGAAGTTGTTGTGACCTAGCCAAGCTATAAAC